TCATATGTTACCATATGCGAAGCAATTCTATGTGAGTGTCCACGTATTAATGATATCTGTAAATCTTCCATGTCTTTTCTTACTGCTCCGCCTGCTGCAACTGAAAGTCCATGGTGTACGTGAATGTCTCCAAAACGACGCTTAGGCAATTCATTATAGTAAATGTATTCATACCCCAGCGAGTCTAGGCTCCACATTGACTCTGGAGTTACTTCAGAGATATACTCTGGAAGCTTGGCATCTACATAATTAAATACTCTTATGTCGTGATTTCCTAACGCTGAAAATAATTGAGCATCAGGAAGCATCTCTCTTGTCTTGGCATAAAAATCTCTTGCTCCTTTTGCCTCGTGGCGCATCATAGGAACAATTAAATCTTTGCTATCATTTTTATGATAGTTTAAAAACTCTGCTGACTTGCCTTCTGTATACTTGCTATAGCAAGCCTGATCATCTGTATCTCCTAGGTAGTCAACGACATCTGGCTTAAACCACTTCATGACTTTAAACCAAAGGGCAATCATTTTATCATCTTGATACGGAAACTGCTGGTCGGATGAAATCATCCACTTTAAATCGTTGCTCATTTTTCTACCTTAATACGTAAAAAAGTCACGGGTACGTGACTTTGATGTTACAGTAATTGTAACATATTGATTTAGATTGTCAAGAGGTTAGTTTGAACCAGCCATTGCAAAGTAATGCACTTTTACTGATCCTATGTTTGTGCCAGCCGTGCTGGACTGTCCTTGTACTGAGTTAAAAACAATTTCAAACCCATTTTTATCTACATTTTTAATGTGATAAACAAAGTCTCCTTCGTCTGAATTCTTTTCAATTGTCACCTGAACTGAAGAAGGATTGCTTGTTAGCGATGGCTTGAATTGAATTGATTTAAATACTGGATTCTTTAAAGAAACTTTTCCTGGTGTTACGGTTTGTGTACCAGACGTCATTCTTGCAGAAAGCGTAGAGTTTACTAGGCCAGCAGTGTCGGGAAGCTGTAGTGCTTTTGTATTAACTTCATTTAAATAAGACACAAGCTGTCTCAATTTACTTGCGTCAATTGGGGCGTTGTCATCAAATGTTAAATTAAAATCAGCCATTTATTTCTCCCTTATAGCGGTAAAGAATCTTCAAATTCTTTTATTGCTTCTGCTTTTTCTTCTTGCTCTTTTGCCTGCGTTAACTGAGTAAGTTCTGCACGTAAAATAGCAATCTGTGTCTCATAGTTTGAGACAATTTCTCCAATGCGCTGTTGCAATGCGGTTATAACCAATTCGGCTTTATCCATTTTTTACTCTTCTCTACTTATGCTTGTTGTTCAAGCTCGTCAAGTTTTTGACTTAGCGCTGCTTCTTGAGACTCAAAATCATTTAGTTGCATAGTATAAGAGTCTATAGTGGCAACAGGGGGTCTAGACATAGCATTAGCCTGAGCTATGCTTAGCTCTACATTAAATTTGTTAGTAGCAATATTTCTAAGATGCTGCTTAATAATATTAATTTTTTCTTCGTTATCTAGTTCAAATGTCATTTTGTCTCCTAGCCTATATCATATCATTTAATTTTTATTCCCGCAACCCATATGCTTTTGATGGTCTGCAAACGGGTCTCCGTCTACGTGAACACCGTTAAAATACCTTCTACCCACACCGTGAGGCTTTTTAAAATCAACTGAGCCTCTTTCTTTGCCCAGTAGCTTTGCCTGCTCCACCTCTCTGTCGTGCATGTCTTTATCAAAATAATCTTTAATGTGACCAAGCGAAAATTGATCCACAAAGTATCTTTGAATTGGTATAAAAGCTCCAATCGGATCACCTTGTTTAATTGTAATTTTGTAATTTGGCACAGTTACCTTTAGATTGAAAGTAAAATCTCTTCTTATTTGATCGGTTTCTACTACCCCTGTCATGGCGGCGGTTCCAGGTATGTACATATTTGGTGGTTGAATAGTCATTATATTAATTCCTGGTGGAGTTTTAATAGCAAATCTATTTTGAAAGGTAATAACTCCATTATAAAAATGATTAGTTATTACTTGCTCCCACCCAGTTTTTGAATCTAAAAATTTTATATTTACTGGGCTATCTCCTCCTTCCCAAAATGCCTCAAATGTCCTTGACGATTTTAAAAGAAACCCATACTGGTTTCCAATTGTTAACGGCAAACAATAATAAAAATGAGAATTAAACCAATCTCTTTTAACATTGCCGACTAAAGACTCTACAACATCGTAACAAGAGACATCATCATACATTGACGGAATGATTAATATCTTATCTGAAGGAACTTCAAATCCTGGATCATTAATATAAGAAGGAGTAGTCACGCTTAAACCCGTCTACTGAAGTCCAGAAAGAAGCTATCGTATATCGAATGCTCTCTTTGACTTCTGTAACTCCATGTAAATATTCTGGAGTTCCTGGATGTACCGCAAGCATTCCTGATTTTGGAATGACTTCAAAATCATATTGTGGATAGAATGTGTGTCCTCCAAGATAGTCTTCATTTAAATATATTATGGCACCAAACTCCCTGTGAGAAAAACCTTTAGCATTTGAGTTGGTCATATCATCCGCATGTGCTGATTGTGCATTTCCAGGAAACCATCTAACTAATTGTATTAAGTCTGCATCAATTCCTTTATCCAGTCCGTAAGATTCTTCTATTGCATTTTTAATTCTTGTTTGTGTTTGATCTAATAAGATTGCCAGGTCTGGCCTGTCTTTAAATATAGACTCCACCCCTAAACTTCTATTATCCCATGTTCCTATTGCGGGATCCCATTGCTCTTTAGATCTAGCATAATCTAAAAAATTATTAACCTCTTCTGGAGATAACAAGTCTTTAAAAGTTTTTATATTCTCTATCATACTATAGGTATCCATTTCTGAGGGTATTGAAATTGTAACATTGACATTGGCGATATGTTACAAGAAAGAACTTTAATATCTTCACTATATCTTATTTTCCTTCCAGCTTCAAAAAACAATATTGAGCCTGGCTCTACTTGAACAGATTCATCATCTATTTTAATAAATGACCCATCTTGTGATTCTAACACACATATAGATGTAAATGAAGGGACTTTTATTCCTCCAGTGTCATACCAAGCATCTGCCCTGAATGACTCGATGTACTCTGACGATATATGGTAAGAGCTTTTTTCACAATTTATATCATAGTGCTCACAGGCATCTTTTAATAAAAATTTATTTTTTTTAAATATAGATAGAAGATTTTCGTTATACATACTAAAATAGTTTCTTGTTCTATCATCTATAATTAAATCATTAGAGACACTCTCTGCTTTAGTGCCTGAAACAAATAAAAACTTTTCTTCACAATAAAGATTTGACTTTCTAATAAAAGAAATTAATCCATTAACATCACAGGTATCAAAAAAAATCTTAAAGTTTTTATTTTGCATATGCATCATTTTCTTTTCTGATATGATATTATTCATTTATTCCTCCAATTCTTTGATTGTACCAAACAGCGGGGTAAGCTGGGTCTCTAGGTGGTTCAATTTCTGAACCCATATGATTAAGCATTCTTCCATTATTTGGCACCCATTCTTTTTGCTTTGCTAATTTAACCATAGCCAGGTAGGCACGTTCTACTGCAAGCGCTCTATTTGAAGTAGACTCTAAAACAGTTCCATTATAATTATAAAATATGGATCTCATTAATATTCCAAATAACTTCCAATATCCTCGTTTTCTGTACACTGGATTAGTATACATTCTTTCACCTTCAAAATTTTTATTAAAAGTAAAATGCATATCGGGATAGTCATTCATCATGTATTTAGATATTATAATTGTTCCTGGCGGATGTTTATCGTTTATATATAGACACATAATTGCAGCAAGGGTAAGGTGGTCGTCAAATAAAGTGACGTGTATCCAAGAGTCACCAAATTCTTTTGGGTACTGAGAAAAGGAAGGTGTCGCTACACCATTAGTCATGACTGGAGTTACTACTGTTTCCATCTATCTCATTTCAGAAATGTTGAAATAACATATTTATTCCCATATGTTACTGGTAAAACTTTATGTGCATAGGCTGGGCCTGAAGGAAATATTATCATTGAATTAGCTTTTGGTGAAACCTTTAAATCTAAATCTGTAAAGACTAAATCTCCGCCTGCATAATTATCATTTAAGTAATAAAATACAGAATACTTTCTTCCATTTGATACAATACTATCTGCATGATTTTCAAAAAAATCTCCTGCTGAATATTTTATCAAACTAACATCTTCATACGATCTAAAGTCATCCTGTTTCCCCAGGAAATAATCAGCGAATATTTTTAAAAAGATTGGATAGCACTTATAGAATTCTATCCTAAACTCTTCTAAATCTTTTGACATCAGGCTTGATGTAGACACCTGCCCAGCCATAGATCTTTCTTTTAAATAACTATCTGATGCATTTTCTTTAATTGTTGTTTCTTTCCAGGGTACGATAGGTGACTTTATACCATTATACAATATACTATTATCTTTGTAAATATCTGTATACAAATAAATATCTTTGCCCAAAACCTGCCTATTCATGTTTTTCATTATATCATATCAGTTTCTTTTATATCTCAACAGAATCATGAACAAGAGTATTTTCTGTAAAGAAAATATCGTATGGCTCGCAGTTTATTGAAATAACTTGATGATCAACCGAAACTTTTTCAAGCATATAAATAGGCTCCCAAGAACTAGATGAATAGCTATAAACCATATCTGTAGGCTCTACATACGCTGTATAAACAAACATTGCACTGGGACCTCGTTTAATTAAAACATAATGCGTGTCAGAAAAAAGATCTCCGTTAATTGCTACAGCAAAATGAGAAATTCTTCTTGTTATTCCAACAACTGAAGTCTCTTTAAGTGTTATTTCAGGATTGTTGTCTGACCAGCCTAAAGCAAACTCTGTGGCGCCATTATAATTTTCATAAGGAAATTCAGATATGTCTGCTGACAACAAGGTGTCTCCTACAGATAAAGCTCCAGCTGGAACTAATCCATCGGTAGTTCTTATTAATGTTGCAACACCAACTGATTTGCCGCCAAATGGTGGTGGGGTTGGTGGAGGTGGAGGAGGTGGAGGAGGCGGTGGTGGAGTGCCAACCTGTGTATATGAAACAGTATTACTATAAATATATCCGTAACCAGTTATATTAACTTCAATTCTTCCTGAAACTGTTTGTCCATCTGTCATATTAGCAAAGGTTGCTGACCTTCCAGTTCCATCAAAGCTAAAGCTTGGGTCAATATATCCTACTAGCCCTCCTTCAGAATACCACGCTGATGGAGTACCATTTGAAACAACAAAAGTAAGAGTGTTGCCAGATACCGATGCAGTAACTGTTGGAGTAAGAGCTGGTGGTGGGCTTGGATCTACATAATTTGGGTTATTAATTGTATTTGAATTTGGAGATGCATCGTTAATATATCCAAAATCATTTGCACCATAAACTACAACATACAGTTGTTTAGCGCCAGTTCCTACGTTTGATTGGGCAAAAGTTAAACTTGTTTGTAGCCCCGTAGTTGAAAATCCAAAACCTCCTGCAGCAGTAAAAGTAGTGCCATCAGTAGATGTGTATAAATAAACTATATATCGAGTAAGATTTGGATCGCTATACCCTGTCCAGGATACAGAATAGTTTGATCCAGAGGTCGACAGACTAACATTAGTAGCATTCTTAGTTACTGCAGTTGAAGTAAAGTTATCAGAAGTAGATGTTTGATCTTTATATGTGCCAGCTAGTACCTTAGAGGTTATTTTAATTGTTGCGGACTCTCCAGGATTTAAACCCGTAACATAAAAATATGTTGTGTTTGGAGAGCTGAGGGATACTCCAACACCACTTGAAGGGGTATGTGTTGTTGAAACAAGTTCTATAGTGTAGCTATAGTTATCTCCATCATGGTTATCTATCATTCCGCTAAATCCAGTTGAGCTTTGAGAAATAAGCAATAGGGTTGGTTTTAATGGAGCATATGAAGTTGGAGATCCCGATAGTACAGCACTTTCTCCATCTGCATATCCTGATTTTGATGCATATACAGTTACATCTGACGTTTGACCCGCAGTTAATCCTGTTACTGTTATTCTTCCAACGTTAGTAGTTGTATCAATAGTTGCAGTGCCTTTGGTCGCAGATAAGTTATATGTAAAAGTAGCATCATAATTTGTAATAACTGCATAAAATCCATTATTGGTTGTTGTAACAGCACCAAATGTTGGCTTTGTTAGCCCTGTAGCTTGTGATGTAGCGGTAGCTGTTGCACCTCTATATCCCGCCGCATTTGCCTCAGTAGTTCCTGTTAATCCAGTAAAAGGTGTTACATAAATAGAATAAATTCTTCCAGCAGTTAATCCAGTTAGGGTGACATAGGTAGGATCAGAAGAAGCTTCATATCCGCCTCTTCCTCCTCCAGTTGTTATTGTTCCTGAAACCGAATCATTAGTAGAAACTATGTATCTAAATGTAGCATTAAAATCATCAGTGCTTGCTGCGGTTATAGTTAATTTAACAGATGTAGTGCTTAGTCTTTCTACACCTATTGTTGGGGCCTTGGGAGTTCTCATTGAATATTCTGCAACCTGAACAGATGTTGCTCCTGATGGATTTGATCCAGTCACCGTAAATTTGTATGTTGATAGACCTCCAACTGTAAACTCATTGTCTGCAACTGTTTTAGATATAGTTCTATATGTTGTAGAGCTAGGTACTACTATTGAAGAACCAGAAAGTGGGTTGCTTGTTGATGTAGAAGACGTTAAGGTGTATGTAGTATTTGTTTCATTATTAACATAGGTAAATGTATAAAATAATGTTGATGGGTTTGGATCCCATCTATAATTTTTGCCCTGTAATCGCAAAAGCTCAGTCGTTGTAGTGTAACTAGTTAATATTTCTATTGGCGTAACTGGACTAGTTACCGATTCCCAAAATTTTTGAAAAGCATCTGATCCAGTTTGTTTTACTTTTACCCATGCATCATTTACTGACTGCCAAGTTGACGGTGACACTTTAACAAAAAAACCACTGATTGCTTTAAAGTTACCACTCTGACTAGTTTTTACCCAAAATCCTTTTGCCATTTTTACCAGCTAATCCAAACATCTCCAACAAACCCAACGCTTGCCGATGGGGCAGATCCTCTAGTTCCATAATAAACACCAAATCCTCTTTTTAACATATTATTATCATATGGGTCTGCAACAATCATTCTATATCCCTGAGATGGAATTGCTAAAGTTAAATATGTTGAAGGTAAATTGTTATTAAGATCATCAGAGCTACCATTGTCCTGTTCGGTTGATGATGTATCTGATGCATACAGGGTAGCTGCTCCTGATGCTAATGCCTGAACATATGTCGTTGCACTTCCAGCTTTAAACTCTCCACCTGTCCATTTATTTGTGCTTTCATAAGAAGCTAAGGTAAAAGATCCTCCTGAAATTACGCCGCTTATTTCTACACCCCTTGCAGTTAGCTTTCCTGCTGAGTTTACAGAAAATGGATATAGGCCAGTAATTGAATCTGCTGTTCCAGCACTTAATCCCGTAAGACCAATGATGTTTGGGGCTGTAATAGAAGTATTAGATTCTAGTGCTCCTCCAAAGCTAGCGTTGCCGCTAGAATCAATTCTGAATTGTTTTGATGTTATTGTTCCACTAACCAAATCAATTGCAGTTCCAGTTGTTGAAAATCCTGCGCCATTTGCAGCCTGTCCATTTGTTCCTGGAAAATTGCTAGATTTAATTACACCTGTTGTTATAACTCCTCCGCTAATGCTTGTTACATTTGCATTAACTTGACCTGCATTAATAAACCCAGATATATCTGATGAAGTTGCATACCCACTAATAGTCATTGCTGTTGCTCTTACTGTTCCGTCTTTAAATACTTTAAATGGAGCAGTCTTTTTTGTTGCTCCAGCCCACATTACTAAACCAGTTAGATCTGCGTCGGTAGATGTATCTGGAACGCTGATACCTGATGTGTACCCCGTGCTATCTGTAGTTATGCTTGCATCAGATGAATTTAAAGATAGTGTGCCTGCTGCAGTTGTTTTAAATATTGTAGATGAATTTACATCCCAAGAGCCAATCAAAGCAGATTGCGTTGTAATCTTACCAGTCGTTGCATCTATTGTTGTTATGCCTTTAATTGAAGAAGAGTTAAATGTAAGCCCTGATGAGTTTAATATATATCCTGCACCATTTAAAGTTCCAGATATATTTAAAGGATTTGCAGTTTGATCTGCAGCCGTATAGAGTGTTCCAGAGTATAGGGACCCACCAGATATGATAGACACATTGCCTCTAAATGTTCCTTTACGAGCACTTAAATTACCATCAATTACAAATTCGCTGCCATCCCATAATAAATAATTTGATGTGCTTCCGCCAACTTTTAATGAAGCAGACTGGGCTGAGTCTATATACCAATAATTATTTGGATTAAACACTAACCCTCTTTTACCAGTGTCTACCCCGTATCCGAATTTAAATGCTGTTGAATCTGCGTCTGTAGAATTTGCCTTTGATCTAAAGAATCCAGATACGTCTACAGTTCCAGCAATGTATGGAGTTCCAGTGATAGTTACATTATTTCCAGCAACATACTGAGTTGATGTATTGTTATACTCATCATATGTAGCGACTGCAAACTCATAGGTTAATCCAACCCCTAGATTAGATAAGTGGTATGTGGTAGCAGTTCCTGGCGAATCAACATAAGAATATGCATTTACTGGGTCCGCAACTTGTCTCCACCGAATCCTATAGCCTCTTATGCCACTACCAGTTACTGGTGCCCAAGATATGGTTGCGTGTCCATTAAATCCAATCACCCCGTCTAAATCTAATGTTCCAACTGCTGTTACTGAGGCTACATTAGGTGGCCCATCTACGTCTACAACAACTGGGCTAACTGGGGTTACGGCTACTATATTTGAATATGCAGTAAATGCATTAGCCTTATCGTTTAGTCTTGCCCTGACCCATCTTTTATTATTATTAGGGGAGGAAACAATAGAAGGATTAGATCTATCTGTTTTTACAACTGCGTACCCCGTTGCTGGAGCTGTTGCAGATGAAGACTCAACTTCTTCTATAGATATTAAATTAAATACATTAGATGTTTGTGCAGTATATGATACCGTATATCCATTTGAAATAGCTGATGCGCTAATAACTGGAACTGTTAGTGGACTTACATATACCGCATTTGTAAAAGCAATTGGAGCAGACTTGTTGCCGTATACGTCTACTGAATATATGCTTCCTGAAAATTGTGTCTGTGCGTCTCCAAATGCCGCCTGATTTGTTTCAAGGCTTAAAGAAAATTTTTGAGAAGAACCTGATGTTGGAGTAAGGCTAAATTCTTTTGCGGCAGTAGGTGAAGGAGGAATTAATTTAACAATATATTCTTTTAAGTAAGCATTTGCTAACGAGGACGTATCATGTGTAAATGATACTGTAAAGTCTGTACCAGACCAACTTGCAGATAAGCCAGATGGTACTGAGGGAGCATCAGTTATTGCACTTACTGTAAACTCATCGCTTGCTACAGATTGATCTCCAAGTAAGCTTATTGCGCTAAGTCTTATAGTATATGAGGTTGGATTTGCTGGGAAAGCAAAAGCTCCTCCAACTTTATCTATGAAGCCTAGTAGCTGAAAGTATGGGGATGCATCAGAATTATTTCTTACATACACATCAATTCTTTTAAATGCAGATCCATATGCTGTATTTGAAGAATCAACGCCAGACCAGGTTACTACAATGTTTCCCTGCGATCTTTTAATATCAGTTGCAAGAAGTTTTGGCTTTGTTAGCGCTGGTATATTTAATGTATTTATTGTAAAGCCATTTGACCATATTGATTTTACTCTGTCATTTAATGCTTGGTCTTGAAAAGACCATTGAAACTTTGCATCATAAAGAGTATATAGGCTTAACCCAGTTACCTTAACCAGATAATAATTTTTATCTGAAGGATCCTCTTGTCCAGTTAAACTTAGGTCTATTTTATCTGCCATGTTAGAATCCTAAGTTAATTCTATACTCTACGTCCACTGGCTTGCCAGCAATTTTTTCTATAGGAGAAGACATCACTGATCTGCTTATTAAACCAAAATTTGCGTTAAATGTATCTTCATCGTCTATTCTTAAAGCATCAAGATATACTACTGCCTGCCCGCTGGATTTTGCGGTTACTATAACACCAATCTTTATAATTGAGGTTAAGTCTGCATAAGCATTGTTAGCGACTAGGGTAGAAAAAAGCACCTTTGCAATTTTATTTGTATCTGTGACTGAAGATGCACCTGTAAAGGTGGCTGAATAATATGAAGAGTCTGAGCTGTAGAATCTAAATACTATTGAATCTAAATTTGTATTTTCTTGATTGTATGCAAGAGATAGGGAGTCGCTTGCTGTGTAGCCAGATAAGTCTAGGCCAGAGTATGAGCATGTAAACTCTACAGACTGGCTTGCGCTTACAGCAATTTTAGAAAAATATGATCCTACTCTAGGCTTGATGCTTGAAGTGGTTGTTTCTACTAGCTCTGGATTTGAATCGTCTGACTTGAACCACATTAAATTATTTTCAAAGTCTGCAATAAATTTACTATCATAGTTGTTAGCAGAAGATTTAATGCCTGGATATAAACCAATTTCTTTAATTATTCCAGAAACATCTTGAGGTATTGTTGCTTGATAGACTACAGAGTATGTGCTATTACCAGATCCATCTGTTTGAATATCTATACTTCCAAAAGATACTGGGACTCTATAAAACTCAAACCCCAATCTTGTGTCATTACCATTTGATTGAACCGCTGTAGAATCAATACCGAAGGCTAAATCTTTAGTTGGAGAGGTTATCATTCCTGCTAAATAAGATGTTAAAAATCTTTTACCAAATTTTGTAATCAATTTGTTATCCTCGCATTTATACCTTTAACTATATTATTAGTAGAATTTTTTACTTTAATTACAACATCTACAGTTGGTGGTGTTGTAGAGTAATTTATAGTTTGTGAAACAATGCTAATATCACCTAGCTGTGGAGTCAATAAGCTTAATGCTTGAAAATCTGTTTCAACTCTAGGTGTCTCGTCTACAACCACCGCACCAGCCGTATTGCCGCTGGTGTAATTAGTGTACCCTCCCATGGTTGTGAGGAATGTCTTCTTTGTATCAGCCCCTACAACCCTAACATCTCTTTCGTCAAGGTCAGCAAGTACATCTGCTCCTTGCTTAACAAATACTGGATTGGGTCTTTTTGTTGTCATTTTATTATTATACCATTTGTCAGCTATAGATCGATCTAGCCGTAATAGTAGTCTCCAATCCATCCGACCAAGACTGGCGGACATTAGTTATAACAAATTTATCGGTAATAGTTAAATCCTGATAAGGATAGTCTACCGTAATAATATCTCCAACTGAAATTGTTGGATTAGCAAGTACGGACATTTCTACAATTCTTTGTCTTTTGCTCCATTGAGTTTTAATCCAGTCACTAAGTTTTTTTGCATCTCCTGGATTTTGAATCCATGCGGCATCCATGGTCATCTGCTCTTTTACTTCATACTTATTTGTTTCTTCATCAAAATAAACTAGGTCCTCGCTTTTCATTAATGAGTTTCCTAAAACACTTATTTTTGATCCGTCTGAAGAAGATATTTCGCTAGTCACTCCTGATGAGTTTAAAAGATATGCTGTAGCGGAAAATGAAGTTAAATCAGATCCTAATACGGTCACTGATGTATTTAAATTTTTATACATATATTTAGGGAATTTAGGCTCTAGATCTTCGTACTTAGAAGAAAATAGCCTTAATTCTCTAGCAACGGATCCAAACTCTTCAACATATTTTTGTGCCGTGCTGGAGTCAATTGCGCTTAACCCAGATACAAACATATCTCCATATGCCAAGTTAAATGATGTTTCAGCAAATTGATTTGAATATATGTTTTCTAATTCAGAATTATTATATTCAGCCTCAGTAATTGGAATTGCATATACATAATCAAAGTTTACTGTGCCCATATTGACAGCCAGAGAGATGCTCGGTGTTTTAGGCAATATGGTATTTGTGGCTGAAACATGAGTGTCTGTTGCACTTATCTTGAATCCATTAATGTATGCTGAAATGAATACCTTAGTGCTTGTTACCTTTACTCTAACATCTACCTTATATGGTACCGCCGCCGTAATTGAGCCCACGTTGTTTTTTGCGTTAGTTACGGATTGACTATCAGTAATTACTTTTTGAGAATTCTTTACTACCTTGCCTATTGAAAATTCATCGCCATTAGATTTAGCATTTGCCGTAGTTTTAATTTTAATAAAATACCCATTTGAAGATGTTCCTGATACAAAAAATCCAAAAGCTCCTGATTGCACAAAGTTATCAAGTGTTGGTCTAAAGTATAATGTAGTACCAAATGCGTAATAATTTGATGTTGTTGCAATTCCAGTATTTTTTACCGCAGCGCAATAAATGTTTGGGTTTTTATTATCTGCATGTATAGTAAATAAAGACTTACTAATTTTTACAGATGTTGATTCTCCAGGCAAAAGAACTGCTGCTGGTACTTCTTCTCCATCGTAAGTATCTTCTGGGGTGTCAGTTTTATTAAAAAGATCTGTAGAGTATGCTGGAACAACAAAACTAAAATAGTTGTATGCTCCAGCCTGTCCAGTTCCTGAAGAGCCTGCATATCCAATAGACCTAGCATAGTATGTTTTCCCTGGTACTAGACCGCTCATTGTAAACTCTCCTGATCCGTTTACAATTGTATTAATAATAATGTTATCTTTTAATGTTGTGTATATGCTGTCCGTATATACTTGGCCTCTAATGCTTAAAACATTTGTAGGAACGTTAAATGTTAATGATCCACCTACAGATGTAGAGGTAGAAGTAAAATTAGTTGTGTCTACATCAAAAAGAGGATTTGATAAAAGCAAAAGCGCTTGAGCCGTTGATATAGATCCTGATCCATAGTCTGCTGGAATTGCCATTATTTAAAAGTCACCGCCTTATATGGTGTCCATCCAGCTGCTTCGCTTTTTGGATCCGCATAATGATTTGCTTTCTTTGTGCCAAATGCTGCTCTTGTTTTAATCCTATATCTACTTGTTGGAGCCATTGATGTTTTATAGGTTGTAGCATTACTATCAACTGATACAGCAGCTAGCCCCATGTATCTAGACAGATCTGATTTAGAGCTTACGTCAACATACTTCATTTCACCAGTCAGCGAGTCTTTGTACATATATTCAATTGCATCATATTCAATTATCTCAGAATCAATTAATACATAACCATTAAAAGGAATAAATGTTGCTGTACTTGGATCTAAAACATCTTGCTCTCCAACTTGAATAAGCTGTAAACCCATATAGTGATTTATATGTGCAACGTGTGGAGTTACTTTTGGATCTGCTGATTCTGGTATGTTAGTCAAAATTGCAGCAGCCATTATTGAATCGTCAGTAAACTCAAGAATTTCGTGAGAGCTTTTATCATAAGTTGCCATTGATATTGTTTTATATCTTATATTAATCTGATTAATGGATGGCATCTCTCTTTTAGATAGACTCATTATATTAGGAAGTAATGCTCCAGAAGCCGAGTGTCTAAATTGCCAAGAGGTTGCTTTGGATGAATCAAATAGGTAGTCTCTTGTGTAAAACTGAAGAACAGTATATTCATCAACTAATGCTGTGATCTGGGAGTCCCTACACAGATCTTGTAGGTTATCCCATACGGTTACGGAGCCATTGCCATTAGTATTTGATGATGAGCTCCACCAGTAAGTTGGAACAATAACGGAGCCGTCTGTCTCTGTGTAATTAAAATTATAGTTTGTAAAACCAACTGAGTCTAACATTCTTCTTATGATTGCAATTGCCGAATAATTATTGCAAACCATATCTGGGCATATAGATTCTTGCAATATTTTTGCAGCGTCAAGTGCAAAGATATTTACATCTCCTATGTCAGAGATGTCCCATCTATCTACATAGAATACTCCTTGAGGAACTTTAAAATATGTGCCCTTAGAGTCAGACGAAGTTCCATCTGCATGATATACCTTTACATATGCTGTGACTTCAGCATTCTTAACTAAATACACCTTTGAAGTATCAATTGTTTCAGATAGATTGTACTTATTAAATACCTTAAACTGAAGAGAGGACTGATTATATTTTGCCACATTAAGATCGAGTGAGTTTGCTGTGCAATATCCTACAGGAAGAAGTTCCTCTGTACTTGAGTTTTGTTCTTTAACAATATCAAAAGAAACTATATCGTTTGATAAGTCCTTTACCATATGCGGTGCTATCTCTATTACTCCGATCCACCCTCCAGGATTTACCGCCGTAAGGTTAAGAGATGTAATATTTACAAAAGAGTTGTAGTTTAATTCTGACTCTAATAGGCTCCAGGTTGTTCCTGTGTAGTATATAGTTACTGTGCCTGCATCATAATTCTTAGTAGTTGTTTGACCCACTGTAGTTGTGAATGGCTTTACAGCTGTTCCAGTTTTTAATACTGTTCCTGAATTTGCAGATATGGTCCAAGAAGATGGGGTAGCGTGAGATGTTTCAAACTTGACAACTATTTTATTTGTTGGAATAGTCTTAGGATATGAGACGGTTACATTTGCATTTGTGTCTTTTGGAGAAACCCAATATTTATAATAAGTATCTTTAGATGGATAGTATGTTCTATATGATACTTGATACGGAATTGTTTTTGGATCTTTAAAGCTATTATCAGTAATGTCTCCACTAATTGCATACTTTACTCCCGCCAAAAGTGGTCTGTTAGGCTTGATTACAGTATCAATAGGAAATAATTTTTTAAATGGGGTTCTGCCATTAATTACAGTGTCAGCATTTCCAGTTACTGGGGTTGTTACTTTATCCCAGTCTATCATTGTATTTAAGTTAATGTCAATCGTAGCGCCCACGTTTAGCTGGATGCTTGTGTTCTTTTCAAAAATGTCTTTGACTTTTTGATCTACTGTAACTGCCATTTAGACCTGCTCTAAAGAAATGCTTACATCCCAAAATTCCTGGGCGGCGTCTGCAGAAGAAGACTTTACATTTCTTTTAATTAGGTCAAAGCTGCAAGAGCTAAATATTACTTCAATGATCTCTTCTCTTGTAGGAGAATAAGATATTTTTAATTTAAATGATCCTTGTCCCTTTGCACTATTGTAGAATGTCTGAATATCATTTGCGCCATATCCTGCATCTATAGTCATTGTTGATGATGTTGGAAGCATGTTCCAGGAAACGGAGATGCTCTTCTTATCAGCAATAAAGAACTTTCTCATTGTTCCGTTTGAAGTTCTTTGTGTCTTTTCAATTCTATTTATCTGGATAGAAGCTGGCTGTCTATTATGCTCAGTTAATTTTTGCCATGATGGCGTATCTGTAGTAGATGTATCTACATAAAGTAAGGAGCCTACTGGTAAGGATACTAGTTTCATATGTTCACCACCTGTTGAGTTCCATTGCTATAACCTCTATTATTCCCGCCTCTAGACACAGCCTTTGCTGTAACCATTCCAACTTCCCTTGCCAACTGCTTAATATCCATATTTGGACTTGCAGTAATATAGTTATTAATTACTGGAGCAGTTCCTGCGGCAGTAGAAGAAGAACCATTTCTATAACCACTATAGCCGCTAGAAGGAATGTCGTATTTTGGCATAGTTGCTGCATTTGGATATATGGTTCCAGAGAATTTAGTTCTGATTACCATTCCTTCTTGCTGTGCACCTAATGGATTAATTCTATCATTTACCATAAGCTTTTGTCCAGCAGAGAAAGGGCCACCTAATGATTTTTTAACAACATCTGCGTATAGCTTAGTTGGATACTTATATTGCTCCATTGCTGAAGCCTCTACAACTTTGTAGGTTCTTCCATTAAATGTAAACTTGTCACCCTTTTTGAAAGAGTTGTCTTTAATTGCAGCAACAATTCCTTCTCCTGTTAGATCTCCTGCGCTGTCTGTAAGGTCTCTATTTTTACCACCTGGAAGGCTTGCAAATGGGCCCATTCCACTTCCATATCTAGCATTCTTTTTACCAGTGTAGATGTCCTTAATCTCTAGACCTCCGCCTCCGCCAAGTGCTGCTTTAATATCTGCTAACAGTTTATTTGAAACATCTAGTCTTGAATTAATTCCTG